CTGTTCGCAATAGGGATGGTCAGCTTGGACATTCCCTTGGCGAGGATGCGAGCCTTCACTGCCATCGATGATTGAGGGTTGAAATCTCCCTCCACGTCTGAAACAGACGGGGTAAGGGCGAGCGAATCCCAAATAAACAGGGTTTTCTCTGCTCCGCTATTGAGGATTTGTTCAATAGTTTCAAGTACTTGCTCGACTGACTGGACCTGAACGTAAATAAGCGTCTCTAAGTCACATCCGGCGCGCTCTAAGAAGGCTGGATCGATCGCAGACTCGGCATCCATATAGATTACATTCATGCCCATTCTCTGGGCGTTGCCAGCAATCTGTGCAGCCATGAAAGATTTGCCTGTTGATTCTAAACCAGCAATCTCTGATATCTTTCCAACCGGAATGCCCGCAAGCTTCCCGCGGCATATAATGCTATCGAGCCAGCGTGATCCTGTGGGAATCCATTCCTTAACCTCGGTTGGATTTTCATTTTTAAGATTGTAGGCAACTTCCATTCCAGAAGTTTTATTGATTAAGCTTCGAAGATCGCCAATAGAAACCTTGCCCGCCGTTGATTTACTCCGCGCCATCTCGATCCTTTGTTCTTTCCTGAAGCTCATAAACTTGAGCATCCAGACGTCTAAGCCTATACACTAAATAAAATGCGCCTATAAAAAACGCCAGTGCGGGTAGCAACTCCATCTTGTCTCCTAAAATAAATAAGGCACCTGATAACCCTGTGCCTTCCTGTGGGTGAATAATTTACAGGGCGCCCAGCTCTGCGAACGCAGCATCAACAGCGTTCGTCTCTTCACTAGCGTTGCTTTCGTTATACTTCTTAGTCTCCGAAGAAACCGTTTCCGGATCTTCAACACCACCATTAACAAAGGCGTCCAACATGGCGCTTACGTCATTAAATGTCTTGCGCTCAAAAAGAGTATCAAAATCGGGGATAGACTCAAGCAGTTCTGTGCACTTTTCGGAGGTCATATCCTCGCATAGTTCAGAACTGCGCCGCCTCGGCGTAAGCTTCGTCTGCGGGAAGCTGGCGCCTGGAGGCTTGCCATACACCATCGTCAAATCGGTACCGGTTTCGGGATCGGTAATGTCTCCATACTCGGGGTTCAAAACAAGAGTAAGAAGGTTCTCATACGCAGTCTTACCATAGCCCCAGATACGGACTCCCTTATCTTCCTCACCGCGAACCAACACGGGGGAGAAGAAGCGCGCTCGAACAAAAAGACTCTTGGCAAGCTTCTTACTTTCCTCATCGTTATTGTCAACGCCTTCGCGCCACAGCTGTGAAGCAAAGTCACATACGGGGCACTCTTCTCCAAAATTGCGCTTAGGACATAAAAATCCTGGATTCGTTGCCAAATTATAATGGAACCACTTCTCCTTGAAAGGGTCCCCATCGGAAGTCGGAACAATTCGAATGCTCTGCTCCCCATCGTTGGGACGCCAGAAGGTGTCCCTATCGCCGCCTTCGCCGCGAACGTTAGCGAGCTTTGCTCGCATCTTTTCTACATTAATACCCATTTTGTTTTCCTTTCATCGGGTTAGAGTACGATCAGCCAATATCCTGATCGTCTAAAATATCTATATATGATTGTACCACAGAAGAATGCTTAATGCAATAACAATATTTTTGTTCATAGTTGGTTTTATATACACCATAAGAAACATTAAGATTGTCTTCTACTTTGTCTTTGACAAAGCTTGTGATGTTCTTGAAAAGCTTCTCGTTTGTCTTCAACTCTTCCTCATTGATACCATAATAGTATACCACATCACGTGGTAATTGCAAGTCAAAAAACCATTTTTCTTCGCCATTTTCTAGGTCCAAAACCCCCACGGTTGATATCCTAGAAATTTCCGCAGGCTGAGTGAAGGTGCCCAAAACAGCCTCCGACCGATTAAATACAGTTATCATATGAAACGTGTTAACAATCGCCTGATTAATGGCATCATAATATTCCATAATGGAAATATCACCAAGCACCTCTTGCATCTGTAAATTTGAAATCAAATAAATTCTTTCCACAAGTCCGGAGCGCGCATACTCTTGAAGAACATTATAAACTATTCTCTCTTGCTTGGCTTCTAGTTCACTTAAAAGCTGTATATCGGGGCGCACATATAAAATGGAAGTCGGATTATGAGATAGCTCCTGTAATATTCTCAAGCAACACCCGGTTATCGCGCCGGCGCCGGCCAATATAAAAATGCTTTCTCCATGAATTTTCTTAAATTGCTTCGCGAAAGAGGGGTAGTTTTCTTCGTACTGTTGGTGTCCTTTCTGTTTTGGAATATTAAAACAGCCGGGCCCCTTGATTCCGGTATCTATTTTATAAATACTATATTGTGGAAATTTAGAAAAACAATTTGCAATTGCGCAGCCGGCGCTCCCAAGACCTATTATATTCATTCCCCTGCCCAATCAAAAATATTGCAATGTTTTTTAGCCATTGTAATTTAACCTTTTCATCTCGCCAAAGGTTTTGCCCACGGATATATTTACTTTATATTTACCAAATTTAGTTTCACTAAAGCTTTTCATAAGATCTGGAATAAGGTATCTATCTTCATCTTTTAAATCGATAACAATCGAATCGTGAAGCATGAATGCGATATTGCTCTTTTGTTCTTTAAGTTTATCATTGATCTGAACCGCCTTTGCTAATACCAGATCGCTCGTTGTGCTTTGTATAATATAATTCAAGGCGTGGTGATTGTCAACATTTTTTATTTCTCTTTTGAACTCTGTTACAATGTCGTGGCCATCCCAATATTTTTCAAGAACCAGCTCTTTGTTATAAAATCTTTGGGCGCGCTTGTTCGCCCTCTTTGAATATAGCCATGCAAATATTTTCTTCTTGGCCTCTTCTCGTGTCAAATTTCCATCATAAATATTTTTAATATTCCATTCATGAATGTCTTGCTCTGGCTGTGATTCCCCAGAGAGGGCCAACAGGGTCCGGACTTCGGCCGCATTGTAATCTAGTTCCAAAAACCAATCATTTTGTGGAAAAATACATCCTCGAAATTCCTTGTTTAACGTCAATATGGGGAAGGTGTTGGGCACCCCGGCCAGACGGCCGGTAATGGTGCCCCACGGATTATAGTCACAAATCTTTTTAATTTTTTGAATACGGCCAGCAAAATTTTTACCCTGTAAAGAGCCCAATTTATGTTTTATCGCACTTAAATTGATTCTCAATGGTTGTTGTCTTATGTCACCAATCAGTTTTAGGACATCGGTCATATCATCATGATTTTGAGGCCTAGGATAAGTTTCAAAAACATGCTTGGTGATTTCATTTTTAAGATCATAAAATTCGAAAAGGAATGGTTCTGGTAGGATCTCATAAAGGCACAGCTCTTCTAAATTTAACTTGGACAATATAAATGATTTTCTAAATGCTTCAAATTTTGTTTTAATTCTCTCCCACATAGACTTATATTGCGGAGGGCACACCTCAGTTAAATTTTTGCCATTACAATATACACGCCCAAATTCAATTTGGTAATTTTTCAAACTCGTGCTGTAATCCCATGTTTTTGTTAATGACGCATCAGGTAGATAGTAATAAAAATTTCCCTCAGCATAATATCCAATACATTGATTTTTGTTATCTAATGGTTGAAAAAACAAATGTCCTCCCTAATCGAACTCAGTAAGCCTTTCTACTAATGACCTATGTGTTATTCTACCATCTTTATGTTTCCATTTCAAGGGTTTTATATTTTTTGATGTCATCAAAAAGCTGCGCGGATAAACGTATCTTTTATAAATAGAATTAATATAAATTATAGCATTTTCAAGCCCACTTGAGAATTTAATTGGCTTTATATCATAAACATCACGAGCAATACGTACCATATATTCTTTGTTGAGGTGTGTGTTCCCCTGCTCTATGGTTCGTAAATCAATATAAAAGTTTATCCAATCGAAATCTAGCATTTTTATTGACAGCGTATGTAATGACGCATCCGGGAATCTTTGAATGGGTTCGGATATTGCTGTTTTATTTGGACATCGAGCGTCTGCGATCTTTTCTTCTTGATAAAAAGGATTCAAGTCAATGTATTTATTATAAAAATTAACAAACATCTCCTTCAAATTAGCAATGTCGTAAAGGCAACTAGGATTATAATAGTGAGAAAAGAAATTTCTTTTTGTGATCGAATTTCCCCCGAGGTTGGTATAGCGACCTACATAAGCAAGCATCGCTGGAGAAAAAAGATCTGCGGTTAAAATCCATGGGGCGTTTTTATTTACTATAAACCCAAATTTTTTGGCCGCGGCTCGATAAAAAGCAAAATTTGGATCACTTACAAAATGGCGAAATTTTTCCTTATCATTTCCACAATCATAATTTCCTATTTTAATGGTGATCCCTGAGATCTGTGGATTCACGGTGCCCGTAAGGAGAAAATTTGTTATTGTAATGGGCAATATTCTTGCAGAATCTTTCAAGAACTGTTTAAAAACAGGAACAAATGTCTCAAAATTTTTAATTTTGTTATTGTGCACCGGCATATAGTATCTCAGCATGCCTTCATATATACCTTCTATGTACGTGCCGTATGATTTTTCCGGACACACCCATCCCTCCGAGGCCATCAGAAATCTTAGATCTTCATTACTGCCAGGAGCCAACAATCCATTAGTAGTGGCAGTTTTCATATGCCTTGCGAAAGCTTCAAATGACTCAACTACAAAATCGGCTGCGTATACTCTTTTCTTTTTTGCGCTTATGACCGGTCGCAAACGTTTAGCGTTGAACATAATGGTGTTTTGTGCATTGTCTACGCGACCATAAAGTGACTTGCCGTACCACGTGTCCAAATCAGTAGGATAGTCGTCGGGATAAACGGCATCACTGTACAAAGAACGTTGATAAAAAAGAGCTAGGGGGCTTAAATCATTAGTCCCTAGAGGATTTATCTCATCATTAATTGAATAATCGAATATAGCTACCATTTTAATACTCTCCGTTTCATTCAGTACCGGGGCCCCCATCGCGAATGCGGTACGCTTCGGCGTGGTCGCCGGCGGCGAGGAGGTCGAGGACGCGGCCCCTCCACTGCGCATTGGTCTCCCTATAGAAGGGGCTGTGTTGTGGTCGATCGACAAACTCTGGGCCGGTCCTCAACGGGTCCCAAGGATCATTAGGATTATATGCGTCTGTGGTGGCGCCACTCTGATCTCCGCGGCCGCCGCCGCCGAACTCCAATAGATCGGTGGTGAAGCCCCCTGCTGCATTGACGAAAGAGCCCGGGCGATCGGTCTGCCCACCAGAAAAAGGGTCATAAAACCCTGATATTTCACCAGTAGTTTGCGATGGATCTCGGGCTCTACCGTATTGCTCTAAGAGTCGATCATAAATAAACCACTCTCCGTTCGCGGCCTCTATGGGCACAAATCGCTCTTCATCGCGGGTGAAGTCCGGCAGGTCCGTGGCCATGGTATACCCCTCTTCTCTTTCTCGAGAAAGAGAAACTTCTCTTTCTCTTTGTTTCTCTTCTTGTTGTTTCCTCTCCCTTTCTTTTTCTCTCTCCTTGTATCTTTTTATCTCTTCTTTGGTTGGTGGCGGTTTTTTAGTAGGCGCTTTCTTCTTCTTCTTCTTCTCTTTCTTTTTCTCCTCTTGCTTCTTCTTGGTCTTGGTCGGTTCTTGCTCTTCGATCTGTTCTTCTTCTCGATCGTCCCCGGTTTCCTCTTGTGCGGTCGTTTGTGCATCGGGCTTGCGCATTGCTTCGTGGAGCGCCTCGGCTGTAACGCTAAAACCATTCTCATCAATCCTATGAGTTACGCCAGTAACCAGAAAATAACCACCTAGGCCCAACATCCTTGCAAGATTGGGAAAGCCGCGGCTTTGAGGCGAACCAAGCCCCATCAAAGAGGGGTTGATAAAGATGTATTGACCATTTTTCAAAAGCGTGTTTCCAACCATATTTAATGTGGCTCCATAGTATTCTCTTAATTGAGCGGGCCCCAAAGTTCCTTGCCTTTGAATTTTTGCCTCACGAAGATATGGCTGATCTTGTCTATTAAATGTGATCTTTTTAACAAGGCCTGACGAAGCGCCCAAATAAAAATGATAAATTCCCTGAGCTAAATCGTCGGCGGGATTATCTAAACCGGGCGCTTGTGGTAACGAGTCTGTAGAATAAACAAATAGAGAAGGCACTCCAGAGGGGGCTCGTCGGAATCCCGATGTCCGCCCCTTGGACTGCACGTGCCGCAAGTTTTCGCCCAGTCGATACTCCCCCTTCGCGATGGCTCGGCGGGCTCGGGTTAACGTCGTGGTCTTTCCTCGAAATTTATGGCCATCCAGGACGACAAACTCATTAACGGCAAATCTAGTTGGTACATACGGAATGCCGGGAAAACAGCCAGGCCCCAGAGCCTGTGAAACTAAACCAGCTAAAATGTCTTTTACAAAAAAATCTAAATAATATTTTACTCTATCCTTTTTAATAACATTTTGCAAAAACCATTCATTAAAAGCATTTAAAGAAATGGGGATATGACTTATAAGCATTTGTTCAACGATTCCAAGTCGTCCTAAATTGCTTAATGGTTCTAGTTTCGAAACTATTCTGGAAACATCTATCTTTCGCAGGCCTTCGCAGTCAGCCTTCCTATGAATATTTTTTACACTATACGCCACCAACGGGTCAACCAACTCAAGAGTTCCCAAAAAAATAGAAAAAACGCCGGCATGCAACTGCTTCTTAAGATGGGGCTGCTCCAATACTGAGGATATAAGATCCCCCAAATACATATAATGGATGTCAACTACATCTTCTGGAGTTGCGCTTTGTATGGTGTTAATAGATTGTCCCAACTGATCCTTCGTTTTGCTATCAATCGGCCCAGTAACATTTTCTAAAGCCAAATAGAGCGGATTTGTTTGTTGATTTAACCCAGTTCGACCGCCAGGATTAATTGTATAGCCGGTCGCACCTCCAGCAGCAAGCCCCTGACGTTTTTTGGCTCGTTCCTCACGTCCCTTCGGACTTAAATCTTTCCACGGGGTCAGCAACAATTCGCTCATTGGCACTCTGACGGTGTTAACAAGGCCGCTTTTAAAGAGATTACCCAAAAGGCGCCGATACCTGACAATTTTATCCTCAGACTCTGCGCTTTCTCGGTCATTTAACAATTTTTCATACTTTGCCTCTTGGCGAGCGCTCAGCTTTTTTTTCTCATCCATGCTTATGGCTCGCAGCTGAGACAGCTCAGAGTTTGGATCCGAAAAAGGATTTTCAATTGCCGCCTTATTGGCAAGCAAATCGGCGCGTTGAGATCTCATAATGCCGGAGAGCGCTCCTTGATAATTAACCACAAGGGTAACCGATCCGTCATCATTAATATCAATTTCGTGGCGCGCCAGTTGTAAAAAGAGTGTTGTCCTCTGATTGATCAACGCAAGATTTAACTGTTTAACTTGGGCCGAGGTCAGATCGCCTATGGCCCTCATGGCTTCTTCATCGGGAATGGCCCATCCAACAACCGCTTTAATTCTGTAATAAACTCCGTCATATATTTTTCTGGGGTTGTCGAAACATGCGAACGCCTTCTCGCCGATATCACCAATCTTTGGATCTACTATATTTGGAATGGTCTCTGGCGCCATAATTAAATCCAAAAATGCTGGATTCGCCAGGCCGGCTTGCCAATCTTTTAGTTTTCCTCCGGCTATTTGTTCCATCGTGGGCCTAAAAAGATCATACATGCTTTGAAAGTGTACGGTCAAAGTGGCTACTATATTATTATCGACCTCGGCAGGCTGCACTCCTTGGAGCGTCCACTCGAAACTTTTCAGGCCGGCGCCGGCTTGGCGCCCTATCTTTCCATCCAACATCTCTTTTATATCATCAGGCTCAGTATGGCTTTTAAATGGAAGAGCGGTTTGACCTTTGGGTAATAGCGGATCCTCTTTATCGTATATTACTCGATAAAGTCTTATGTACGGCACGAGAAGAGCATGTTGTGCTGGCGTTAAATTTAATATTGCCTCTGTTGATGTATTATTTGTTTTTGGATCTCCATGTTGCAATTGGGAAACTATATTACCGGGAGGAGCACTTAAATTAGCGATGTTTGGATATCGTCGAGCTTTTGCTGCAGCTGTAATGCTTCGTATGTTCTCGATCAAAAAACACTGCTGGTCCCACACCGTAACTGCCTTCGGAATCTCCTCGACTGGCTCGGGGTCGATCACTACCTCGCCTCGGGTTTCGCCAAAGCCCTCGCGAGCCGCCCGATTCTGTTGCTGTTCCTCAAGCATGGCCTGCATATCCTCGGCGATCTCGAGAATCCCAATATGCTTATATACTCTTATTAATGCTTTAAATACTTCATGGAACTGATCATTAAATGTAGCAGATTTATATATATCCGAGTCGCCGATGAGGGACGTGAAGGACCAAAAAGAGTCCCAATTGGTTTCTACCTTGTCCATCCAGCCTGCAAGCTCATCGTCCTTGGTGATGATTGCGACACCGTTTTCGTCCCTCCACCCGGCCGTCTGAAGCGCAAAGTCGCGGTCTATAAATGTGTGGCTTGACGTGGTGCGTGCTTCTTGCACCCCAGCGGCGAACTCGCGCGTGGGCATCTCCTCGACGTTGGTTCTCCCCGGTTTGAAGAAATCGACCGTGTGCGCGAAGCTATACTTACCGTCTAAAAAGGCGCGAAGACGGTACATGGCCAGATCCCACGATGCGCGCGCCGATATATCTCCTGCGGCGCCGTTCCATAATAGACGCTCGGAAACCTCGCCGGCGGCGCCACCGTATGCTAGATTTAAAATTACAGGAAATGGTATGCCCGTGTTCGGCCTTCGGGACGCGGCCTGGATTTCCTCAACAACGCGGTAGAAGGTTGGGTCGGCGGTGGCGAGGTAGCTAAGTCCCTTCCACTCCTCGTACTCGGCGGTCTGGGCGACGGATGGCTGGGGGCCCGGGCGCACTGCACTGAGGCGGTCCCAATAGCCCTCTTGGGGAAAAAAAACATTAGCAAACAAATTACTTTTGAGGGCCCGGGCATATTTCATATCACACCAGCCAACGATATGCATGTTATCGCCCTGGAAGGACGCCGAGGCGCCTCCCGTGGAGCTATCCGCACCGTTGGCCATGTTCCATGGCCACCAAACTTCCTCGGCTGCATCATTTACATCTCGGGTGCCGAAAACAAATCCTAGATTTGGCTCGACAAAGCGATTGAATATGGCTAAAAGTTCAGGCAACAACAAAACCTCACCTTCCATATCAACGTTCTCCATATTATTGCCTGGGAGCGGCATGTCCAAAATATTCATCGAAAGATAAGCATCCGTGTGGAGACCATATCTCGTGGGGGCCCCAAACGGGTATCCATAAATATTATAGTCCAAGTATTCTTGAGTCGCTATAGCGGTCGGGCTGCCCAAAATCCGTGACGCTATTGAAGACGGGGCAAAGTTGTATGTTACCGCGGAATTGCCGTCAGCACCGACCTTTGGATAAAATGCGTTCTTGTATGCGACTTCTGGTCGCAGCGGCTCCGCTGCAACCGGCGCTGCTGTGCCAACTGAAGCGTCGTATACGGCGTTTATGAAGCCATTTTCTTTTAACCAGTTATAACCAGCCATCCAAAATCTTTGAAAATTTAGCTTAACATTTTGGACATTATCTGTTTGAACGGTCATGTTTTTATCTCACCGGTGATTAAACCCCATAATACTCGAAGGCGCGCTCTAGTGGAAGAGGAATATATACAAGATCGCCAGTTTTTAAATGTGATTCGGTGGGAGCCTGATTGTACCAGGCTATCACCCACCAATATTTAACGTCTCCATAGTACTCATGTGCTAATTTATAAAATCTATCTCCGGTTGACCAAATCCTCTCTGCGGGGATCAAATTTAAAGTCTCTTCGGATGTTGGACTGCTTAATATCTGAGTGGGATATTGTCTTATAAAGTTCACGGCGCGCTTTTTAAAAAACTCTTTGTAATGAGAACTTTGGTTTCTCACTATGCCGGAATTATCGTATCTTGAAGTCATAATAGTTATTCCATAATTTTAGATTGTTATTCGCCCCATAGATTTGAAAAAGCTGACGGGTTTGTGCGGTACTGTTCGAGGGCGTCCTTTCTTGCTCTATGCCACGCGGGCCCTCGGCGTGGTGGCCGGCCGCCTTGTGCGGTGAAGTCCCTGTTGACGTTCTGCAGCACCAATTTTTCCTGAGCTTGAGTTTCCAAAAGTTGACGTTTTTGCTGTTCCAGCTCTGAAACGTTAATTCCGGAGGCAGCTAGACCATAGCCGCTAAGAGCAGTGCGCTCTGGATCGGCGGCGAGGGCATGGTCGGTCACACCCGGTTCGTGCGCGGGGTGAGAGGAACCATCCCATCCGGGCAACGCGGTGTGGATTACCTTAAGATTAAAATTTATTCTCAATAATTGCGGGAACATCTCACCGTCTTGTAAAAAAAATCCCGAAGCGAAGTCTGGTTGATATGAAAATCCATCGATGTATCCCAGATGGCCGCCCCGGGCGCCCCTGCCGCGGCCCTTGACTAAGTTTGCCCACCTAACTTTTATGAGCGGTGCTGCTTTCAACGTATTTGAATCACTAAAGCCGCCTTCATTGTAAGTGGGATATAAATATCCCATAAGCTCGTCAACGTACCCCGTGTTGGCCATGGCTTGGAAAAGGTTGGAAGCTACTATATCAAAAGACATAGAAATCGTTCTTTGTGTGCGCTGAAAAGTTACAAGGGGGTCCATGCGCCCATAAACCGTTTCCTCCTTCCAAGTAGAACTAAGACTATCGACAAAACTTGTGACCCAGCCAGGAAAACTGACTACGTTCGGGTACGTGACACCCTGCGCGCCGGCAATGACGTCATTCTGGCTGCCGGCGGCGATGTATTTAAACGATATTTGCCATAGAGGGTTGTTTGGATCTGCAATAAGATTTGGATTGCCACCGCCCTTAGCAGCTTTTTTCAGGTCTTCCTCGCGCCTCTTTTTAATGTTTGCTGCAGCCTGCGAGGGAGATATCGGTTTTGGTGGTATGGCCATTTTTTAATTATCCCTGGTTCATCCTACACCCTGTGTCACGTGTCTTAACTTGTTCGTGCCATGCTTAACCACGTGAGCCGTGAAGTTTCGATCACCAAGCACTATCGTGGCGGGTTGTTTGCTGGATTTTTCGACGGCCGCGGCCACTCTGTTGGACGCTGCGACGCTCTGCGTCAAAAGGTCCCAGTCTTTCTGGGGGAGGCCTGTAATGCCTGCCTGCGAGGCTGGGGCGCCCGGGGTTGGCATTTGTGCGGGTTGCGAGACACCGCCAGGGCCCATAGAGGTAACAGGGCTGTGGGGGGGCTGTGCGGCCGCCTGAAGCGCTGACTGTGGAACGACAGTGCTGACACGCGGTATGTTGAGCGGCTGCCTTGAGGTCGGTCCTCCCACTGCCGCTTGCGTTCGTTGAACTCCTGCCATACCCTGAGCAGCGGCATCTTCCATTTCGTCCATGGCCATATGGCCGGCAATGCCCACGCCGAACATTTTGGCGCCGCTTACTATCATAGGAACTGCCCACGCCGCTGCGGCGCCTTTGGTCGCAATCAACCCGATTACGCCACCAGCGATCATGGCCGCGCCGGCATATGTCGAGAAGTATATAATTGCCTTTGTCAATCCATAAATTTCTGCTGCAGCTTGGCCGCTACTTTCTACCATACTCCGGAAGCCTCGCACCATGGGTAAAATGCGTTCTTCAATTAGAGGCTGCATATCAACCAGCATGGCATTAAATGCTGCTTTTAATTGGTCTATGACCGATTGGGCTTCGGCCGCCTGATCGGCCAATTTCTTTTGAGCCAATCTTTGTTTCTCAAATTGAGCGGTCGTGGCGCCAAATATTCTATTTGCCTCATCCACGCTAACACCTAGCGCGTCAGCAATTGCCATTCTTTCAAATCGATTTAGTTCATCAAATTGTAAACCAGCCACATTCGTCAATCTTTGTAGAATAGATATACGCTCTTCATCTGTTGCGTTAAGAAGATCAATTGAATTCAAATACGGACCGCCAAGAATCGCATTCAAGCGGCCCACTGCCCGGGCAGAATCTTCAAAAGTATCAAATTTGCCAGTAATATTAAGAAGTTGACCCATCTCAATGCCCGTCTGCTTAGAGTGTTTTGCGAGCCCTTCAAATACACTCATCATATCTCTACCATATTTGGCCAAAACGGGGGCCGAAGCCGAAAAATCTTCTGCCAGTTTGCTAGCGGGGAGCCCAATAGCATCAGAAGTTGCTTTAATCTCAAGTAGCAATTCTTCCGCCTCGGTGGCATTCAGCCCCAGAGAGCGAGTTGCAATATCTAAATTTTTGGCTGACACAGAACTCGATACGCCGAGTTCCGCTAAGAGTGAAACTGTCTCGCCTATATCTCTTTGTGATGTTTCGCTTAATTGACTAAATTGAGAAAAACTCGTATATAGATCTGTAACGGCCTGGCCGGCTTCTGCACTATCGACACCATACAATGCCGTGGCGCGTTGAATAGTGGAAATTGTTTGTCCATATTCCATCCCAGCCCCGGTTGATTTCATAAATTGGGACCGCGCTGTGTCTTGAGCCGCGGCAAGCTTGATCACGGCGCCGGCAAATCCTAATGCTAGTTCAGCTCCCTTGGCAGAGAGAGAATTGAGGGCACTATTTCTGGTAATAAGGCCTTTAAATCCAGTCGCCACCCCTTTGATTCCGCCGGCGTGAAGTCGAGCATAAAAGTCTGCCTGTTTAGAGGCGGTAGCGAGGCCGAACATGGTTTCAGCTAGTTCTTTACCAACCTCAATGCCCTCTCTCTGGTAAACTAACCTTTCTTCTTTGTCGGCGAGCTCGGCTTTGCGGGCTTCCTGCAGCTTCTCCGACAGCTTGAGGAATTCTTCCGATTGCAGTGTTGATTCAATTTCTAGCTGAAGCGCCTTTTCGTCCATCTCAAGTTGATAATCAATTTTCTTGTTTATCTCGGTGGTGAAAGCAATTTTTCTCTCAAGAAGCGAAATTTCATCTTTGAGGACCTTTACCCGGTCCAGGCGCATCACGTCTAATTCGCCCTGAACGTCGCGTTCTCCCTCCTGGGCGGCAACCAAGTCTCGGGTGGCTTCTGCCTGGTTCGCGATCTCCCGAACCGACATCTGAATTGTTTTAACGTCGTCTTCCGGCGGCTTGTCGGAACCGCCGCCGCCGCCTTCAGGAGACCAATATATTTTATTCCATAAGCTCATTAATTAAGTTCCTACTTAATTGGCCACAAAATGCCAGTTTTATTCTCAAACTCTTCCACTGCCCGATTTAAAGCATGCCGAGATTCAAAAGTCTCGGGCGCGCCAAGGCCGTGTTCTATGTAGTCTTTCATATAATTTTTTTCTCTGCGAAGAGTTTTCATAAAAGTTTCTACTTGCGAGGGGGTACCCACAATTTTAACCTGTGGTTCTGGCTGGCCGTCGGACGATTCTTCAACCTTGTGGCGGCCTGGACTTCCCGCCCCCTCGCCAAACATATGCCGAAGTAATAATTTCACGAGGCCGCCAAATTGAGCTATGAACGACTCATTTAAAAGCGATGGATTCTTATTTAAATTAATAATTAATTGTTCTTGTTCATGCGGCATCTTTGTCCCTCAAGTTAATATACTAATTAGTATTTGAGGAACAAAATGCATTTAACCACCAAGGTTATAATGAGAAGAATTCTTTTCGCGTGCCGCTCTTATATTTTCAAATTCTTTAATTAGACGCTCAACAAACCAATGACGTAATTGTATCGGAAGATTATACGCCTCAAAAAAACTCCAACCGCCGTGGTGTTTCAATATAAACAACTCTTCATATATGGATTCTTGATACTCATCGCTTAGGCCAAAAAAAGCCTGCAGTCAATGGAACTGCAACCCTCCCATCGTGATTACACGATACACAAATAAAATCGTGAGTTAGGTCGACATCGGGACTAATTTTTTCATAAACTGATTTAATATGCACAGAATCCTGAATTGGCAATACTTCTAAAAATTTATTAATAGTGGCGGCATCTGTTCTACCATTAACAGAAACCACCATTAGCCTTAAAAGATCGGTAGCGATCGAGGAAGGGAGCTTTTGTTTTCTTTTTCTTTCAGTTCCTTCTGAATATGCCTTTTCTTGGGCGCCCGTCAAAAGGCGCAACTCCACTTGAAGTCCACATTTGGGCAAAACAACAAAATAGGTATTATTTTCAGATGCGTGCACCTCTTCGGGCACTTCTGAATGATGTACAGTAAGGTTGTCTAGATCGAAATTGACTGATTGCTGAGTGGTACAGACGGGGCACCCCACTCTTGTTTCATAATGGGGCCCATAGCCCGTTGCGCGCGCTCCAATGATTAGAGCATTTTTGTCACCAACTAAAAGTTCATCTATTTTAATTGATTTGTCGACTATTAGTGACTGTAATAGTCTATCGATAGCAATTCCTTTTCGCAAAAGACTTTCAGAGGTTAAAATATCCTCTTCTTTTGCAGTCATGTGTTTGATTTCTACAGAACTTTTACCGTGGAGGGGGTGCCCTTCGGCATAATACCTCCCTTGACTCGGAAGATCAATAAATTCTGTTGGCGTAACAAACGAAAAGAGATCTTCGTTTTGTTGACTTGTGACTAAGGGAGGGGGGGAAACATCCGGTGCTGGGGCGCCTAGGCCTAGGCGGTCTTCATTGTTTCTTGACACATTTACCTCATTTCTTTATTTTTAAATATCTAGCGGCGGGCTTGATTCATATGTTGCCCAATCGTAACGAATTGTAATATCCACATTCAAAAGAGCATCGCCCGTATAATCCAGTGTACCAAATTTTGCACCAGTTATAAAGGCATTATTTAAAATCCATTTGCCAATAAGGGTACCTTCGCCATCCAATTGACGAATAATCACATCTCCAATGGCATCATGAGCATTCACTTTATTAACTGTGCCAACCTGCTGTTGAGCACCCTGCAAAGCTGCAGATTGCTGATCGGGTCTGAGATATCCTGATTTCGAGAGAGCATCATATAAGAGTGCGTTTCCATCCGGATTGACTGAGTTAACGATAGTGACGGTTACTTCATCCCATGTAACGGTGCCCGGGTAATGATATTCATTGCCCAAAAACCTGTGGGGCGTTGTAGAGATTGTATATCCCGGCGTAAGCACTGTTTTTGCAAGATAGTCTTCAAAGCTTGCACCATCCGCTGTAACCAAGTTACTAAAATTAACCAAAAATCTATGTTGTCTCTTGGGCTCCGAAGACGCTAAATTCCAAAATGCCATTTTATTCCAATCTCCTCAAGTTAAATAGTGAAAAAAATCTTTTCTCCCCACTTTAATCAACAAATGATGCCCCCGTCCTTGTAATATTAAAGTCAAGGGCAATAAACTCGATAGCTCGTGTGGGCTTCAAGTATATCTTAGCATACATAATATTTCTATCGATTAAGTCAGCAGTCGTCGTAGTTTCATCGAGGACAAGCTTATAATCGGTAAGGCCAAAATTAGTCTTGACCGTATCCAAGAAGGGTGTCACTTGACTTGTAAATCGGTCCCACGTACTCTGAACATTGGGATCAAAGAGCAACGTTGTTGCAATCTGGGAGATTCTTTTCTTGACAAAAATCAGCATTCTTCGAACATTAATGCGATCTAGCGCAGACGATGTTACTTGAAGCGTCTTCTGCCCAAAAATCACGATTCCTTCCGCCGGGAATTTGGCAATTGGATTGACATTTGCGGCGTAGAGATCGTCTCTCTGCTTCCTTGTAAGCTGTTCGACGATGTTTACGACCGGGAGACCCGCAGAACCCTCTGTAAGGCCTCCACGATTGAATCCGGCCGGTGCAAACCAAACTTCAGTCTTCCGCTGAGAGCTAGAGAACGTCCCCAATGCCGGGATAGACGGAGGTACCCAAAGTAGCTTACCATTAATAGTATCTCTGACCTGAACCCAAGGATAGTATGCGCAGCCATAGCTGGAATTTAATCCGCGTGACTTCAGGTTATTAAGGATGTCTGTTACACTCCCCACGCGACCCGAAAAAGAGTCGGTGTTTTCAGTGGTCTCCTTAAAGCCCCCCTTCAAATCGACAATCGCCAAGGCATCCGCGCGATCCTCACATGTATTAATCAGATGCGTCGTGAGACCCTCATTTGTGATACCAGGAACGGTCGCAAGATTCATTTCTACTACCTCTGGGTCGGCAATTGCATCAATGGCTCGTTTAATAGAGTAATTGGCATAATAACCAAACTCAGTGGAGTCCTCCAAAGCGGTATTGTCAAAAGGCTCTGGTTTTCTTATATCAAGCCCATCAAAACCACCATGAAGCGGGACCGTAAACCTATCAAATCCTTGATTGAGCGGCTCTTCCCACGAACTAGACACCGCGGTCATAGAGGCGCCGGCGGCTCCGGGGCCTCCGGTCGAAAGAATTCTACGAGAACCAGAAACCCATGCCGCATTAAGCGACCCGGTGAAAATAAGATCGTCTAGTGTAAATGGCACCGATAATTCACAACCAGCCGCAGTAGAAGTAAACTGATCTGTGAGCACCCCGCCGCGCGGCATCAAAAGATCGAGGTTAGATTCGCCGAATCGAACAGATCCGGCAGTACGCCCAGTATTAAATCCGAAATAAGCATCAGTAGTATTACCCAAACCTCCGTCTGAACCGCTTTTACGCAGTGCGGGTGCTGGGAATTTAATCGATCCGGTAAAGTCTGCCGATCGGAAGCCTAGGCCGTGATTAACCTGCGTACCTGAGCCGAATAGCAAATAGGAGCCGCTCAGTCCCGTAGCTACGCCGGCGACGGAGGGGCCAGGAAGTGCCGTGGTATTTGCTAGGGATGCGGCATCAAATGACGAACCAGAAGCGGCAATATAAGATCCTAAATCTGGTGAATTGCCACTTAGGTTAACAGAAACATCTGCATATTTAACGACCCCAAGGAACCCAAAGGGCAGGTATTGTGTGCTTCCACCATGGCCGTTCGCCAGTTCTATACGAATATATCGCGATTGATTATCAAATTCGCCGTATGTTACATATCTCTTAAGAGTGTTGTCCCACGAAGTACGACGATCTCCAATTTTTCTCTTTACATAATTTAAAGAATTCTCATTCAGGTTGCAATCATTAAATTGTTCCAACACCCGAACAACATTATCGGAATCTTTTAGACTTCTCACCACTATAGAGAAGCTGCCCCACGGGTCCGCGTCAGGATTGGGGGGCGCCGCAATATCTTCAATTGAAATTTTCAAATTACGATTTGTCCAGTCGCCGGGCTCATTAAGAGCATGCAGTTTAAACAATTTTTGCATGGCGGTGGCATCGTAGCTTCCAGAATCAGTGGTAATATCTTGAGAAATTATCCACGGAGTTTGTGCCGACAGTAGTGGCATCGCAAAACTAGCGCCATTGCCTCCGGCGGCTTCGAGAAGGGGCAAAAGAGCACCCCAATATTTATTTGAAGAGCCGGCTGTAACTGTATCTTTCAAATGTCGATCAAATGTCTCGCCGACCCAATATTTTGTTACAGTATCAGATGTTGCTGTATTCGAGAGCTGAGGGTTGGTGTTCAGTGCCTTTCGAATATACCGGGGGGATTCAGAATTAAAATTAACAGATGTTAGTAAATCCTTGCTTCCTTGATAATTTTTGATATACATCTTAAATTCATAATCCGAACTTGCAACGGATGATTCAACCATGGCACATGTACCAGTTACAACAGCCGAATCATCTCGGCCGGCCAAAGTACCACTTAAAGCAAAACTAGACTGATTGGTGCTAGAACTATTTGCATAAAGAATGGCAGCCAACGCTCCAGTTGAAACATAGTTGCTCATGCCGCCAGATAATCCTGTAAATGTGACATTGGAACAATTTAATGATTGAATTAAGGTATTGCTAGCGTACCCGACGAGGCCGCCGGAAATGGAAGCGGTAACATTAATGCGCGGTCCTGAGACGCTACCGCTGCTAACAACGAACTGATGTGTTGCGGCGCCATCGGATGTAGTGGGGCCGTTCGAGGTACCGTCGAGGTCTCCGCCTAGCGAACACGAACCAAAGACTTTGGGATAATCGGTTGTGGGCGCTCCGGTGGAGGTCCCCACATATTTGGTACCAATCGATCGAGTCATTGAAATCATCAGTTCGTGGAAAAAATGATCTGCCAGCGCCGTCGCGCCGGCGGCCGTCGCCACACCGCCCGAGACAAGAATTGCATTTTCTTCGTGCTGGCCAGCAACGCCTTGGGTGTCCACCCCGTCATCACTTCCGCTGGGCGACCACTGAAATCTAAAAACATGACCATCGCTGCCAGTAAACGCAACAATCGCATATTCGCCGGGGGTATTAGTGGCGTGTGAGGCTTGCAAACTTCCGGTAGCTTGCAAGTTACCGTCCTGAGATCCAGAATTCCAAATAAACAGTCCGTATGCGCCACAGCCGCTTGTGGATTGTGCTGGATTAATCTTCCATCCTGCATATCCGGCAGATGTTTTATCGGGACTTTCTGCGCCCATGAGACGAACGAAAGTTAATGGAGAACTGTTCCGCAAATATGCCTGGGCGCCATAGCCACCATAAGTGGGACCAACGTTGTTGCCATCTCGCCAAACGTCGCCGCCGGCTCCACCTGGGATAGGGGCACCAAACGTCTCAACGAACTCTGAAAAGGATTCGACTGTGATCGGTCGAAGGCCGGGCCCCGACTTAGCGCGCCCAATAACGACTGGGCCAATACCAGCTGGGGAGGCTGGAATCTGGGAGTTGTCTATTTCATTAATGAAAACTCCCGGCGAAACAAATCTAAACTTCTTAACCGCCATTCTTAGATATCTCCCTGTTTACTGCGTATGCATATGTTATGCAAGTTAATTCATTAATAAATAGTATTAGATAGCTCGAAAGACTCATTCTCTATAAAATCCTCTTCCATCGATATTATCAGGTATGTCTCCAAAAATAACTTGCTCTCTGGCGAACTTAAATTCAACCGCGTTTTCACGTTTTACAATTTTGGGATTTTCTTGATTATCGCCCTCGCCAATTAAATAACCAAGCACATCAACGTTGATTGTGGTTTCATAATTCCTCTGTTCAAACCCCAAATTGCTCGTATTGCTGTTGTTGTCATAACTTGCATCTATAAAGACTTCAAATTTGTGATTGTCTCGCTCAATTCGAGGAGCCATCGAACTATTGCCCGAAATTGTCACCCACGGCTGTATAAGATCGTTCATTTGCTGTTGATATTCCGTGCGTAGATTAATCTGATATCTGACAGTTACCCAAGTTGGTAGTGGAATAGTGATCGTCTGATAAACAACTTTAGCGGTAGACATATTTCTAGCGTGAGCGCTATTATTTGCTCCTCTTGCTTCGTTCGGACCCAGGCGCCGATTTGCGACTGCATTTTGAAATTCAGCCGTTTTTTTCTGATTTATCTTTCGGGCGATTGTAATTGTGCCCCCTTTTTCATCATTAATTGGAAAAACATTGGCCCATGGAAGACCCCGCTTATTGGGATCTTTGGTCACTGTTTTTCTTTCAATAGTAATCAGCGGCAAAATCAAGGATTCTTCTGCATCTCGTATTTCTTTGTTGGCCTTCAGTTGAAATGCTCGTTCGGCGGAAGCCCAAATTATGGGCACCTTTTTAAATCCCTTATTGGAGGTGGTAAATAGATTTAATTTCTCATTCACAAAATCATACAAAGCATAATCTATAGTTTCCAGTGTGGAGGGCATAAAAACTATCTCATGCAGTTTTTCTTTTACCTGCGGTGCACGAATATAATCATATCGACGAGATTTTTTATCCTGTAATTGTCGTTGGGTTTTTTTAACCGGCATCACTTATACCCCTAAATGTGCCGCGGCGGGCCCGGACACATTCGGCACTAATTTGGAACTTGTGGTCAACTTGACCAAAGTAATATCTTGTATCATTAAAGGTTTTAACAATTTCATATAACTTATCACCATATTGAACAAAATCTCCGGCTCGAACAAAAAGATTTTGGTCTTCCGTGAGTCGTTTTCTATGAAAATTAACAGTCAGCTTCGTCTGATATTCATACGAATAACGATCATTGGTTTGTACATTTTCTACTTCTACATATGCGTATACGCGGACTGGGGGTAGAAAACTTTTATTTACGGATTCTCCATAAAGAGGATGAAAATCAGTTGCCTCGGCATCAACAGGATAATAGATTATTGTTTGGCCAATAATTCTTTCAGCGAGTTCATCATTAACCTGTTTTACAAGATCGCGCTCTTTCTTCCCAAAAAACATGGGAGGTGGAGGGGCCGCGGGTTGTGCCCATTTATCGTCTGGATTTGCCATCTAACTACCCTACATAGATGCCGCCGGGGACATCGGCCAATAGTTTATCTGCATTGTCAGACATTTCTGAATCCTTCGTGGAAAGGTTCACATATGTCAGTTCATCAAATGTTGTCTTAAGCTCCTCTCTCAATGCGTCTTGTTCCGCTTTCGCTTGAGAAAGCAATTCGGCATGGTTTAGCGTCACCGATTCCCCTGGAATTGGCACTGTATTAAATTTACCACGAATTTGTCCCAGCATTTCTTTTGAAAGAGCCAGCGCAAAGCGGCGGATCCATTGTTTTCCAATCGAGTTAATACTGTTATAATCAATATTTTGAAATGGAAGTGTGTTCATGTTGTTGATGCCCAAAACTCCTGTATCTACACCAGAATCTGTTTCATCCCATGGGTCTTCATCGACCGTAAAATAGAACCAAAACTTTGTTGGGCTTGCATCCTTTGGTGGAGGGAAAATTCTTAGTTTGTTGTTCTTAATTTCATATGACCAATGAGAAACCCTGGTGTTAAGCGCATCCTCATAGTTCATTGCTTGAAGTTTATTCTGCCAAACGGGAACAATATCAAATGTTGAATCATCTGCATACTGTCCATACGTACGCAAGTTGCCAACAACGCTGAACCCGCCATAATACCCGTAAAAGCGCCACATAGCGTTCGGTGATTTATAAAATACTTTTCGAATTATAATTCTCTTCTTGCCAACTTTCCCATAATATTCTTGACCAGTCTCGGTGGCAGCAGATTCTGATATTATTGTTTGTATATCATAATCTTGCTGATCGGTTACAGTATCAAAAGAACCTGAATATATGTTTTTTGTGCCCCCCAGGCCGGCCTCTGTAATGGCGTGGTCGGACACCCTCCTAACGTGTCCATAATCATATTTTGGATATCTTAACTCAATATTTAAATCAGCCAGGTCGTCTCCAGAAATGACTTGGCCATCGTGAGTAAACGAAGCAGTGGTGTGTCCAAGAAAACTGGAAAGAGAATTTTTTGCTTGGTGTACATTAACTATATAAGAATATTCCAAACAAGCTTCTTCGTAGGCTGCATAAACGTTTCCCTCTGTTAGCTCAATATCTAATACGTCTCCGCCCAATTTTTTATATGTATAGGCAACCTGATCTACAGACCCTGATTGGAAAAAAGAATTTAATACGTATACGCCAAACGGCAACGAAGAAGAAATATTTCCTAAAGTGCCAGTTATCGGTAATATATTGTTATTTGTGGTTGAAGCCGGACTAAGTGTAGGAAGCGCCATATTATAATACTCCTCATTTTAAGTAGTATAACTATTATAAATAGAAAGCCCCGGCTCTATGAGCCGAGGCTTTCACATTTATTCACCCAGATGGAGAATTAACCTACCATCATATCCTGGACAAAAACGATCCCGTACATGTCGGGTCGAACCATCTTCTTGGCATATCGGGTCATGACTCCCTTGCGGGGCACGAAGTCTTCAACACCAAAGATCGTGGGGGTAGTCTGGAGTGGCACATAAGGTGCATAAACATAACCAGACTCCAGGAAGGAGCTTCCTCTACGTCCAACGAGGATCAAACCACGCAGGAAGTAAGGATCGACATAAATGTCGAACTTCTTAGAAAGGCTACCAACCTTAACCGAACCAGCATCGCCTCTATCACTGTCAACAGTAACATTCGCGCGGAAACCAGCGGTAAACTCAAGGATGTTAGCAACTTCTGGTGAGCACACCACAAAGTTAGCAGCACCACGTAGAGTCTTACGGTGGATCTGAGCCGAGACATCATTGATTGTCTCAATGAGAGTCTCATACCATTCACTTACATTACCAGTGAAGTCGGGAGCAACTGTATCTGCACCAACCTCGACACCAGTCTCACGGTTTACGAACTTACCGGGAGCACGGGACCAATAACGCACGGTCGTAGCGCCTCGAACCAGATCTTCAAGAATCTCACGGTCAATTTCGAGCGCAATTTGCTCAGAAAGGATCTGAGTGAGCTCGACTTCGGCATCCAAATTGTGATAGGCATTAAGATCCTGTCCCAATTCCGGAGTCCACTTGGCCTTCAGCTTCTTAGTGATCGCCGTGACGGCCACCGAATCGACCTTGATGTCGATCTCAGGAATCTGAGTATTGTTCTCAAGACCCCATGGGCTTGCTCCAACAACAGAGCCGATAGCCCCGCCTGCATTAAAGGTATCATCAATCGGGTATTCCCAAGTAAAGGTCTCGGAAGTTCCCAAAGAACCAGCTGAAACACCACCGACAGATTCGCTAAGCTGTACAGCGGAAGCAGCACCATCGAAAGATGCAGCGACCATGATAACAGCCTCAGATGCCTGATCGTTAAGCGCTCCATTTTGAGAACCGGAGCCATATCGCGTTAATCTACGAACGAGATGTGCCGGCACGCTGTCGTCAGTACCATCGAAAATGCCCCTGCCTCCATCAACGCCGGAAACCTGAATAGCAATTAGGTCTTGTTTATTCAGCGTATCACCAGATGCCGTAAGGCCGGTAAGTACCGCTTCGAAAACGAAAACGTTTGCTGTGCCCGAAAGGGCCAATAAATCCGGATCAAACTGAATAAGCTCGTCAAGAGTGTGCTTACCGCGACCAGAAAGGTCGTTGGTGGTCTTGGTAGTATCTCCAACCGTACCAGAAACAAGCGGGCGGAGTACATCCGGAGCGCTTCGCTGAGCAAATGTGCGAGCATTCGAACCGGTCGGTGAAGCATAACCATTATTAAGGTTATACGGACCCTTATCAGCGAACTGATTACCCAGGTCTACACCGCCAGTAAGCTCGGCGCCTACAACGTTGCCGCCATAAAGGGATCGATCTGCGGCATGATAGCCGAGTCGAGCGGAACCATCTCCGCTGTCCTTTCCTGCGCCTAGATCGCCAGAAACAACGAAATCTAGGAAGAAGATCAGGCCAGAGGGTAAACTCATGGGCTGAACACTTACTAGATCATTGGCAATTAAATTGCCGAATACGCGACGAACGAGGGGGAATGCGACGGCTGCAAAGCCTTCAACATCGCCACTGGACATCGAGGATCCTTCTCGGAGTAGCTCTTTGGCTTGGTTTTCAAGCAAAGAAGCCATCCCGTTTCGAAGGTGGTCGCCGCCTAGACCCTCAAGAAGACCAGTCTTTTCCCACTTGGAGACAAGAGCGCTGGATTCCTGTGAGAGATCTCGTCGAACGATTCCTTCTGTCAGTTTTTCTACAATAGACATTATTTTAATTTCCTCCTTAAATGTTTATCTTAGTTTTTTATACCCGCCAAACGCAACATACGTGCCATGTGCGGGTCGCTTGTTGGAGAAGGCAAATCTTGTCTTCTCCTGGCAGAATGTAGCATAGAAGTCACAGGACGACTTACAGCTTCGCTAAGTGAGTTTGTTTGTCGTCCTTTGTGAACGCTCACCGCTCCCTGAAGCGTGTCATATAACGACGTTGCCTCTTCTACCGTTTTAGCATTGAAAACTGCTTCGACAATTTTTTCTTTTTGTCGCTCATTCAAGGAGTAATCGTTCAATGCTTTATTCTGGTAAACCAATTTCGCGTTTTCCAGAATCAAATAATTTAGATGTTCTTTTGCCTCATTAAGCAGGGATTTCAGTTCCTCTGCCTCAACGCTAAGGCTTTTAATTTTATTTTCGTATACTTTTTGATATTTTTCTCTCTTTTCGGAAGCTTCTTCTGATTCTTGTGCTTTTGCTCTTATCTCTGCCTCTACCTCTTCGGTATGCTCTTGCGTATCGGCGGAAGCAAGGGGGGCAAATCCAGTGGCAATATCAGCTTTTGGATCAATGTCAACCGTAAGCTCTTCAACAACCGATTTAAGGAGATCCTCAGAAATCGTTAATTCTTCTTCGGGAGGAGCTGCTTCTTCTGGTGCCGCTGGCATACCACCAAAAATTTCTTCGGCGGCCTCCTCAGAACCGATTAATTCTGATGCTTCAAGTTCGTCGGCTTCCTCTTCAGCATGAAGGCGCGCGCGGATATCATCAAAATCGATTTCAATTACTTCATCTTCTTTTGGTCCGTCAATTTCTGGATCTTCATGTGCTAGCGGGACTTCATCTATAAACGAAGAGTCTTCAAGAGGAGTTGTTTCTTCGGGCATGCCGAGAGGCTCTCCCATACCCACAGGGGGCTCCTCCTCTTGTTCTAAAAGGCTGTCTATAGCCTCCTTAACCTCTCCAGAATATTTCTCTAAAACGAGATTTTCGGCATTTTTCATAGCTGCGTCTTTTAAAGACTTAGCGTCTACAATAGCCTGTTCTAACAATGAAGACATTAAATCACTCCCATTCCTGATAATTTATCAACTTAATTAGTATTGAGAATACTAAAAAGACTGTAAAGACAATATTTTATACCTCACGAAGAGC